ACCGTCAATAAAATCTTGGAGGATGAAAGGACTTTTAAGTTTACCTGATTTTTTCCATCTTTGAAGCATATAGACCATATCAGCGGGTGACTTCGCGCAGTAGGACAAAGCTTTGTCAGCATCCCCGCTAGGTTTCGAGACAAGTCTACACATTCTTTTACTAACGTATTTGATTGCTTCGTCATAGTTATCAAACTCCTTGGACGGTGGCGTAGCAATCCCATTGCCGCGCAATACCTTCATCCCCTCATCCCTATCCAGTTCCCATTGTGCCGTTTCTTGTGACGGCCCGACTATAGGCGTGCCCCATTGCCTGAACGCATCCAACTCTTTCAAATACTTCGTGTTATCAGCCAAGAATATAAGATCAGCCCAATGGAGATGTAGGCTATAATCCTCAATAATATTAACAAGTCCACGGCCAATATGTTTTGTCTTTTCATCCTGCCGTATAAAATGGCGCACAGAATGACCTGCGCGAGTAGCGCGATCAGCAAAATCAAGGGCCGCTCCTGAAACGTCAATGATTAGCAGCTTCAACGCCACCATCCATAGTACAGCGCGTAGATCATCGGATCATGCTCCCAATGACCGAACACCATCCAGTGTCGCCATCGCGCAGCTTGGTAGAGCATGTAGTAGCTAATCATTTTAGTTCGTCTAACCCCTTTTCAAGCATACCTTTCGGTCGTCTGGCGTGGGATTTATAGTCTTTCGATCCTGGTACGTACTTCTTCGGTTTCTTGCGCGTACCAAGCAAAGCACTTAGCGCCTCTTTCTCCATACTACCCTTCGGCCTGCCAGCTTGCTCTAACATCCCATAGGGCGAATTGAGCGTTCCAAGCGCGTGCTGACCGCGAATAAGAGCTTGGTGGGCTACCCCCTGCTGTTGATCGACCTTATCGATAATAGACGACCCAGGCATGTTGTGGCCCGCCTGAAAGAAGTTCGCATTGAAAAACTGTTCAAGCCCCTCCTTCAACACCGGAGCCATGATAAGGCTATCCGACACAACGTCAATGAACTGCTTATCTCCATTGTACCACGCAAGCAAGTCCGCAGGGATTTTAGTTGATCCTTTCGGTGAAAATTCCAGGTCTTTCTCACCTGACAGCTTTTGAATGCCGTAGCTAATTACAGGCCACAGGCCGAATAACAGCCCGCCTCCCACAGCGATCTTCCCAATGGTGTCGAACCTCTTGGCAACTGTAGCCTTCGGCCCCGCCAAATCATTCGCCAGATGCGCGAGAGACTTCCACACTCCATAATGATAGCGAGAGAACTCCGTCAGTGACGGGTCTTTGAGCAACAAAGCGAACCGCCGCGAGCCTAGCACTTGCGAAGGAATGCGATAGTTAGGGATATACTTCTCGGCCTCCACGATAGCGTCGTGAGTAGACATCCCTTTGCGCTTCAACTCATAGACGCGCTGCATCAAAAAGAAGTCAGACCCACCCCACAGTATCTTGGACGATCCATCATAGATAATCTTGATAAGATCGGACGGCCCTACGCCCATGATCCTCGCAATAGGATCCCACGAAGCAGGATCACGCTTAATGTTCTCGCCAAGACGGTTCATCATCTGGCGATAGAAGTCCTGGTTCTTCACCCCTGAGTAAACCAGCCCCGCGCCGTGATCGAGCATTTCACGGTATTCTTTATTCATCGTGAAAACAGCTTTAAACGCCTTGGTCCCGTCCACAAGAAAGCTGCGGATGCCCATAGGCGTAGCCATGTCCCAACCGCGAGCGACGGACCACATGGCGAACGTATTCAGTAAGTGCGGCGTAGGCGTGAAGAACAAAGAACGCACGGCGATTTGATTGATCTTTGTCAGCTTGTCGCCAAGCGCAGACTTTGTTCCACCGTAGAAGTCATCGACCATATCCGCGAACTTCGGCTCCAATGCCCACCCTCTAAACGTAGGCATTTGAACAGACCGCCAGCCTTCAGGAATAGGTTGGTTGCCACCAAAGCGTCTAGCGAGCGTAAGAAACTGCGGCGACTCCTTCAGGTCGTTAAATAGATACTGCGCTCTCGCCGCCGCACGCAGCTTGATAAGATTGTCTATCGTATTCGCCAAAGCATTCTTATAGTATCTCGTGCCTGTCTTAGCTTCAATCTCGCTCGTCTTGGCGTTCTTCAACGTGTATTGCTTACCGTTGATACCAACCGTGTCCCCAACGCCTTTGAGACTTTCTTCTCCCGTCCCCGGCTTATCCGGGCGTAGTGGCGTGTCAAGTCCGTTGTTGAGTTCTGTAAGTCGGCCATCACTGAGAGCAACAACCTTTCGGTTGCCTTGCGCGTCCTCAAGGACATAGAATTTTCTCGACTTGAGGCTCGGCGCTGTAAAAGACTTATAACCGCTGATTGGATTAAAAGAAGCTCCCCGCTCTCCTGCAAGAGCGTCAAATACTGGTGCTCGTCCTTTGACAATTCGGTGCGCATACGTTGGATTGTAGTCTGAAACGTCGAGATTGGTTTTTTTAAGTTCTTCGTATAGGTCGCGTTCTTCCCGCTTGAGCGGTTCAATTGTTGTTTTATAGAAAGCTTGCTCACTGGGGCTTAACTCCGTAGAGTTAGGGTCCTCCATATACTTATAGAAACGTTCTTGCATATCGGGCGTTTTGAACTCGTCAGGTATATTATTAACCGCCTCGATGAACTCCGCTTCGTCTTTCTGATGGCGTTGACGGAGCTGAAAGAACTTGTCGTCTTGTTCATTGAACCACTGACGATTAGGTGCAGGAGCTTCGCTGGGGTTGGACGCTTCAGCGCCAAGGGCGCGCTCTCGGATCATCGGCGGAACGCTGTCAGCGTTCGCCATCTGGATATGACCCTTATCGTTCATGCCCAGGTGAGCGAGGCCGTATTCCGAGGCGTGCGCCCTGATCCAATCGAGCGCCGGGCCATCGGCCAAATCAGCCGCCAGCCCTCTCTCATGCAAGGACCGCCCCGGAGGCGCGGCTAACCCCTGGTGGTTAATGCCGTGTGTGTAGTCGTAATACAGCTTCTCTTGCTGCGCGCGGCTCCTGGCTAGGCTGGTGAACCGTACTTTATCGCCTGTAGCTTTCTCTGCATCTTGCACTATGCGTTGCAAACGCTGAGAGAACGCGGGATTTTCATCGTTGAAATCTAGGTGAGATGCGCCACGTTGCGAGAAGAAGTCTCCAAATGCGCCTGCACCTGTAGCGGCTCTCTCAGGTATTCTAACGGCTTCTCTAGGCGTAGCGTGTTCCGCAGCACCGCCAACGTCTGTAACATTACCACCCTCGAATAAATAAGCTCCTATGTCTTTCGCTAGCTTTCCTGCGCCTTCCGTAACGCTCTTCGGAGCGCCCATAGCGCCAGAAGGCTGCGATAATAGGAACTTGGATACGCCCTCAACTGCATTTTGTGTTGCTTTAATGCCAGCACCGATTTTGTCTGATAAATAATCAGGAGATTGTTTTGCTAGATAAGTCCCTAAGCGAGCGAAGGGGCTGTTTTGATCGGCCTCGGGGACCGCTTCTACCCCCTTGGGGGCTTCCGTCGCGAAGCCCTTCATAGCGGGGCCAGCTTGCCCGTACACAGCCTTGGCCGCGCCAGAGAGCATGTCGTACCATCCGGTAGTCCCTTGAGCGCCTGAAGGAGTTCCTGGCGCATTAGGCGTCACACCGCCAAGCGCCGGATAGCCTCGCCCCTGCGAAGTCGTGCTACCAGCCGATAAATAAGGGTTGTCTTGGGTAACTGGCTGCTGTGCAGCCTTCAGATATGGATTATCTGTGCTTTGCGAGTCGCCTGCGGAGAGATATGGGTTATCATCCGCCAAAGTCTTGCCCTGTGCGTTCTTTATACATTCGCTTTATAGCGTCGGCTTTATCGGGCATCGCCTTGATTGCCGCTTCCGCGTTAGCTTTTTCTTTTGCAAGATCGACTTTCTGCGCGGCCTGTCCCGTAGCACCTTGAGTATTCGACTTATTGTTCTCGCTAGTGCCTTTTCCTTTTTCCGAGAGGATTTTATCGAGGTTTTCATTCGCTGTTTTAGCATCCTCTTGGGCTTGCTTATACAACTCTGCTTTCTGATCGTCAGTCAAATTATATTGCATTTGTATCTGGTGGTTAGTTGCCTCAAGTTTATCCTTGATAGCTGCGCGCAAATCGGAAGCATGCATCTGCGCTTGCTTGAGCGTCTTGGCCTGTTCTAGTTTTTGTAGGCTAACTTTGATAGTGTTTTGTTGCCGCTCATTCTGCGCCTGGATACGGTCACTAGACATTTGCAGACGGTCCCGCTCTGCCGCCTTACGGTCTGCGCTCCTGTCCGCGCGATCCTGCTGCAAATTCTGCATTCGCTCCGTTTGCAACTGCAAACCTAATTCTCTGTACTGTTGTAGTCCGGCAGCATTAAGTAATGGTAAAAATCTAGGGTTGCCTATAGCTTCTAGCAACCGTTTCCCAGATAAGCCCATTTTAACGCCTTGCTGTATTGCAGCGTCTAGCGTCAAAGGACCTCGACCTAATTGCGGAGTGGCCTCGCTGCGGGCCGGAGAAGGCGGTCCTGACGATTGATTGGTCTGCCCCACGGGAGACGGCAGATTGGAGCCTTGCGGTTGCGAAGGGGCACTATAGCCATAGTTGCCGCCCATCTGAGCGTTAGCATTAGGACCGCTTGAAGTAGGCGTAGACACAGCCGAGGCAAGCGGCCCCGCGCCCAATGGAGTAGAAGGCTGCGATCCTGCCATCGGAGGGAGCGTGAACCGCCCAGCAGAAGGAAGATCGGTCGATGTTTGCCCCTGGTACTGATAAGCGTTCCCGCCCATAGGGCCAGCACCGCCGCCCGTACCGCCGCTTGCACCTTGCGTAGAACCTCCGAATATCTGCGCTAGTATATTCCCTGCATCGGTATTAGATTGTGTCTGCTGCGGGTTATAGTTCTGCGCGAAGCCGCCAGCGAGGCCTCCCAAAGCATCGACAAGATAAGCTAGCCCGCTCATGCCTTGCCCCCTGATGCAAACTTGCCAGCGAGGCTTCCAATCCCTCCTAGCGCACTACCAAGACCACCTTTCCCTGAGTTATTAGCTTGCGCAGCATTGGCGAGTGCGTTCGTTGAGTTAGCTCCCGCATTCGTAGCGGAATTGGTCCCGCTAGTGAACGCCGAAGCAGCGTTCACGCTAGAGTTAATGTAGTTAAGATAGTCGCTTATCTGCTGTTGCGTTAGGTTAGCAGGCACATTGATTGCTTGCCCGGCATTACCCAACACACCACCAGCAGCGCCTAACAGATTGCCTGCTGTGCCAGCGCCCTGCGCTTCTCTCTGTAGTTGCTGCTGCTGCCAAGCTAGATCGAAATTTTGGTTCCCCTGTTGTGTGAGCGCCGCGCCATACGGAGTAGTCGCCACGCCAGCCATTGCATTCTCAGCGTTGGATTGGTCCTGCTGTTGCTGAAACAGTTTATTAAAGAGCGCATTTTGCGGGTCAAACGCATTCGTTAACGCTTGTCCCGCGTAACCCTGTAGACCGGGAATAGAAGAAAGAAGCCCAGCGCCAGATTGCGCTAACTCATTTGTATTCGAGGCGACCGAACCGGGTGGGTTAACATTAGGAGCATTTTCTTGCCCCTTCGCATTCACCCCAGGCCAGACATTGCCAGGGTCTAAACTTTGAATGCCTCCCAAAGCACCGAGATAGGGGCTGTTCGCTCCAAAACCGAACTGTTTATCGTTGAGAAAAGGAAATGGTGTCGCCCCGAATAGTCCGGGCTGACCCTGCCCTGCTAGAGCTTGGTACAAGGCTGTGGGAGTTTGAAAGTTTATGCCGCCGCCGCTCATAGCTCTTGCTCGAATATTGTGCCAGTCTGCCTAAAACCCGCACGTTGAAAAGCTAACGCTACACGGCTTTTGCCATCCGGGGTAACATCGTAGTCATCGTTAGAAAACACTCTAATCTTCTTTGCCATGCCTAGTTTTCTAACAGCATCAACTACGCTCTTGACAAACTTGATGCCTCGAAGGCCCACCCTCCAAGCTGGGTCTAACCATATTGCTTCTATGCTCACGCCCTTGGTAGATTGCGAGAACATCGGGCAGTACCCCGAACATACCGCGTACCCAACGATGGAACCGCTCTCGCTTCTGGCGGTCCAGATCAACAAGGTTCCGGCTCGCTCCAATGCGAACAGGTGGTCCCAATTAGGGTCTAGCGGGTCGCCATTAAGACGCACCACATCGTAGTGCTTCCGTATTACTGGAAGCAGTTCCCTAATAATAACCGATAGCAACTCCCACTTACACTCAAGCCGTTCTCGGCCCGACTGTTGGGTCTTGCTTACTTGGCTCTTTCCGGTTGGCGTCGGTATCGACGCTTGGGTACTTGCTTCCGATGGGCTTGTTGGAAGCGTCGTGGCAGTAGGGCGAACGGGTTTTGAGGCCGCCGAGAAGATTGTCTCTTTTTCCGCCGCCGTAATTTGCTTTGTCACGCATGGTCATCCTTTCACTCTCTTGAGCCTTGGGTTAGCTTTCTTCGCTGCTGAAGAAGCGTGGCGCGTCTTGTTCGCCAGAATAGCGCCAGCCGCCTTCTTGCCGTAACCCTCACCCTCGATCTTCTTCTGTACAGCCTTAAAACCAGGATGCTTCTTTGCCATCTTACACCCTTATGAAGTCGGAGGGTTAGGTGGAGGTGGAATATAGCCGAGTGTCCTCAGCCTCATCCATATATCGCCTATTCTAACTCCCGCAGCCGAATTACCCGTTACTCGGACTGACATTCGATTAAAGACAGATATTGCAGGGAAGTCAACTCTATACGGGGCCAACCCCGGTGTGAGACCCGTAGGGTTGATCGTAACCGTAGCAGAATTGATAGTATTGCCGTTACTGTCTAATAGAGTGACAGTAAGAGTATTAGCAGCCGCACTTGCCGCGACGATTTGCATTTCACATAGCTCCGACGCGGCCATACTATCATTATCTTCTAGCATGGCAGACTGTAGAGTAAACGTGCCGGAGAAAGTAGAGGCTGTCAAAGGATAACAAAGTGACTGGTATATATGGGCGTCTAACTGCCCGTCAGTGCTAACTAGAAAATTACCGTTGTAAACATCAAATTCCGTACCAACAAACGTGTGCGGTCCAGACCATGATTTTTGATCTATATCCAACCAGTATTCTTGCTCTACAGACAAAAGATTATTTATAAACCCGACTCTTATCACCGACCCGTCGCATCCGCAGGATATATGGTTTGAACCGGGCAGTACTCCCCCGCCAACAGATGAAAAGGGTATCATAACTCCTTTACCATGCGCCCCAATCGGAGGACTGACCGTTGCGCTTTGATCTATAATCCTCAGTCCATCGGGAGAAACAAATGCCAAGCCTAACGGGCTTTTAGTTATGGAGCGCGGAGAAAACGTACCTGTAGCAACGTTCAGAGTATTTATAGTGATGTTAGTTGTAGCAAAATCCCCTGTTATTTGGTATATATTAGAAGCATTTTTGAACACCATTAAGGATTGAATTATTCCCCCAAGCTGGTTTTTAAGTGGGAGGCCAGCCGCTGCTGTAAGTGGTAAGTTATCTCCGAATGTAAGAACTTGACTAGCGTTAGTAATCTTCAAGGCTAATACATCTGTCGCTACAACAGATGGCTGCGTTAAATTATTAACTCCGAAATAGGCTCTTTGATTAAATTGAACTACCCATGCTGGTATAGACCCTAAACTAGCGAAAGTGATAGCCCCGCCAGCAGTAAGATCACCAGTATTCCAGGTTGGAGAGGTTGGAGTAGTTAAATCAAACCAGCCGAAAGGATTTGCAGATAGAGTAAAATTAGGGTGCGTTACAACTAGAAACTTACCAACTAAATCCATAGTAGGAGGATTATTAGAATTTCCTACAAAAGTATTAGGCTTTATACCTGTTCCAGTCACAGATATAAAAGCGCCCGTAGCTAAATTATAGGCAAACGGATTGTCTACGCTAGCAGTAGCATCTAAAAACAATCCGTACACAATATCCCCAACAACTTTCCAAACAACGGGTCTACCCGCAGTATGTCCGGGGAGAATATTTGGAGTTAAAGCTAGATTGAGCACAGAGACAGGGGCAGGGTAACACGTCCATACATTGCGCGTAGACAAGTCAGGGACTAAGTTAGTTATACTAGAACAAGCGCCGGGAAACTCATCGGTCGCGTCAAGACTGTCTGACGCGCCAGTAGGCGAGAACCGCTTAACTCTGGTGTTAACGATAGGCATTTACCAACCGATAGTCTTAGTGTTTCTAGCCTTGTCCCAACGATTTTGGAACAGCCTGCGATCCAAAGTCACTTGCTTTGGGACTTGCACGTCATCTTTCATTTTAAGATAGCGGTCCAACAGCGCCGTCGCGCCCTCGAAGCCGTCTTTATCCACCCCTCCTAAATACCTGGCCGCGCGCGCGTCCCCGGAAATCTCCATCAACTCGCCCGTCAACCGCCTAATCAAATACGACTGATTAGGAAACCAGGGGATAGTAGAACTGCTTTGCGGGTTGGTTATATCCGTCATCTGTGAATAGTAGACCGCTGTAAGAAGATAGCTCCCCGCTGGTGGGGGCCAAAAATACCCTATCGGAGCGCCACCTGAAGATAGCGGCTCCGTGTCCACGGCGAAGTATTCAGGATAGCCGTTCAACCCTGCTGTCTCTACCTTAGCGTTTAGCTGCGCCAGTGTGCAGGGAATGAGGATGTATTTAACTCCGTCAATTATATAGAACAGATTGTCCTTATCGGGACGCAACCAATTCGTGGGCAACCACTGAAAATATGAACCCGTATTGGGCGCATATCCATTCGTGCCGGAAAAGAATGAGGTGTTTAGGGTTTGTTGAGCGACCGCCAGATCGTAAGTCTGGCATAGCTCCGACAAGATCATATTGAGAAGCTGTCCGCCTTGTACGGTCCAGGCGGGGTTTTTAGCTGTGTTGCAAGCTAGACTCACGATTTGTTGCGCTTGAAGTGGCATTAACCTTAGCCTCCAAGTCCGCTAACTCTTGCTTGCGAACATTTAAATCTTCTTGCATTCGCTCAAACGTGATTTGAGCATTCTGCCGACTATTTTCTCTATTAGCCTTCAACTGTGTTTGTTGCGGAGACAGTTTGAAGGTACCGCGTCTACCGCTTGTCTCATGCTCTCTCTGCCACGCCGCTTCCTGTACCGTTGCTTCCTGGTCCAGCCTAAACATATCCTCCGCGACACGCTTCTGCTGCTTCTCGAACCTCTCAATCTCCACCCGGAGCTTGGGAAGGCGAACAAGCGCCTGCTGGCGTTCCGCCGCCCGAACCATCTTATCGAGCGCCGAATTAAGCGCCTCCTGCGAACATTCAGCGTCCAGGCAAGACGAAAAGGAAATCGCTTTCCCCTCGTCTACTGCATACTGAACTTGAAAACCGATTGCGATAGTATCAGTAGGATCAATTTGTTTCATTAGAATTTAGTTGCTGGCCTTCCTGCGCTGTCCACAAGTTCACCGCTCACAGCCGACATGCGCAACTGTCGTTCCTGGCGATATGCGTTCGTGTTACGACGATTGTTCACTTCGTCATCGTGCTTGAATGCGCCCCATGTAATATCGCGCATAACATCAAAAACACTTTTACGAACGGTGTACGTTCCACCGTGCATATAATGTTTGCCGTCGAGAACAATCCTATCCATGTACGGAGGAAGGTCAAGGTGGATTTCTCGCATCTCCTCGACAATCTCAGGGTGGCGTGCTCGATCAAACTCATTCAACTGCTGCTGAAGGTATTCTTCTTCAGCCGCAGCAATCTCACGCGCTTTGATCTTGGCTTCTGCTTCAGCCTTGAGCCGGGCTTTCGTCTCAGACGTAAGCAGACTGTCAATGTCCAGCTTACGCTTAGGCTCTGCCGGGGGCGAAACGTCTTTAATAGGTCGGCTAATCTTCCTGTCTGCCATACTACACCAAATGCCAATTGCTAGATGGCGCTGTGATCGCCAGACTAGACACTACGATAGGAAATCCGGTCGTAGGATCGAAGGCAATAACATCGCCACGATAAAGCTGTAGCGTACCCCTGTTAGGGATATACAACAAACCACCCTGCACAAACGCATCGGGCCAGATAGAACCAACCTTGCCGCCTATGGAAAGGTCGTTCTTGATACCGGCCCTAAGCAGACCAGCGTTTTGCTGGTCTGGCTGAGCGGTATATGAGAACGCAGACAACGAGGTTGTGGTGTTCGTTCCTAGAGTTCTTAGCGTCATGTTACCCTCTATCAGCCGAAGGTAGCAGAGAAGGCCGAAGTGGACTCAATGCGACCAAAGAAAAGCTGGTTGAGAAGGATAGTACCGTACATGACCTTCCAACCAACCACTCTCAACTGATTAAGCGGGTCGCTCTTATCAGCCTTATCCAGATAGGTGTACTTGATCTCGTCAAGCTTCACCTGACCGTATGCTCCACGACCAAAGACATAGGTAGGATACACCGTGGTCCCCGTGGCGGGCGCGGCAGGCGGGACCTGAGCAACGCCCGTTCCGGTAATGACAACAGCGGTGTTCGGAGGAAGCTGTGTTGCCTGCCCCTGCATCGGTCCTGAAATTGGGCCTAGAACAGATAAACCGAGATTACCGGGAGACGAAGTTGTACCGATATAGGCGTTGAACGTATATCCCGCCACATTAGGCGTAGTGAATGAAATAGAGCCGTTAGGGCCGGTGACAGAGATACCAGTGGAAACCTGAGCGACGTAGCTCTCATACTGGTTCTGCGTATCAGAGCCGGTAATGAGCAGGAAATAGGTTCCCGTAGCGAGAGAACCAGCGGTCCCCGCTGTACCCGCTACCGTAGCAAATCCGGTCCAGAATGGGACCATGTTCGACGCGCAGAAGCGAACGCCGCCAAGCTCGCCAACTTCGGCATTATAGAGCTTGTTGATGTCGCTATAGGAACTGGCGAGAACGAAGGTGCTGTTCTCTCGCAAGTCCTGGGCCGCGAGCGTATGCAGGACTGCCGTGTAGTGAGGCATTCCGCGCGGATCATTCGACGCCCGTGCGCCGCCAGCGTCCGCGTCAAGCTTCGTATCGGTCTGCTCATCCCCCATGAACCGAGGAGAGCCGAGGGTCGAGAGCGCCGCCTGCATACGATTAATCTCATGCAGGTTAAGCACGTCACCCGTAACAAGCGCGGCGCGAGAGCCGCGCGAATTGACGTAGTTGACCTGTGAACCACCGCCGAGATTATTGAAGGTGTTTCTCTCAAGCGTTTCCGAAACCGCCAAAGTGCAAAGCTCCTTGGCAATCTGAAACATAGGATGCTTGATAGTCATCTCCGCAACGTCAGTAAGCGTGATCTTATCGCCCCACTGAAGCGCCGTCGCAGAAACCATTGTGACGGTCATGTTCTGACCGATAGGCGGAACACCTTCACTCAAAGGCGCGAAGGGAAGCGGCACACGGTTCCAACGAGCCGCCTGATAAACAACCCCCCTCCCTTTCGGAAGGGTTAGAGGATCGCCAAACTGATAGACAACCAACTGCCGCCTAGCAAGCGGGAGCGTCGATTGGGCAATATAGTTCTCAACGTCAGCTTGGAATGAACCGGAATTGTTGGTAGCCATTTGCTCGCCTCGTTAAAAGACTGGCGAGCAAAGCCCGTCAGTCAGATGTACACGCCGTCTAGGCGCTTCTCCAAATCTGAGAGACTGTTTCCCTGCCCCTGTCTCTGACGCTGCCCCGACACGTCGCTTCGACCGCTATCGGCACGAGCCTGTTGCCGTCGAATGTTTTCCTGCCCCTTTGTTCGCTGCTTACCTCGATTGGGATTAGTGCGAACGGCCCTGCCGATAACGAAGTCAAGAATTGTCTCACGGGTAAAATCCCGCCCCTGCCGGCGTTCTTCGGCCAGTATTTGTTCAACTTCCGCAGCGTATTTTTTAGCCAGGGGCTCGTATGCTGCCTTGGCCTGGAAAGCGGCTCTGTCCGCAGCATCCGCATCCTGCATGCGAGTGATAAGCAATTCCCGCTGGTGGCGCTTCTCTGAGCGTTCCATGCGCGCGAGAATGCGCTGCTCAGGGTTATCAATGAGCGCAAGCTTGGCGTTGAAAGCCTCGTCGCTTTCTTCGGTAGGCTGCGGCGGCTGACGGTTCCTGGCCCGCTCCGCTTCAAGCTCTCGCTGTAGAAGTGCTTCACGCTCTCTTGCCTCTTGCGCCTCTTTACGAAGCGCCTGAATACGTCTTTCGCGGCGTGTTAGCCCCGCTTGGCCTTGAGCATCTTCAAGTTCTTGCCCTGCTTGGGCGTCATCCCCGCCTTCGTCGTCGAGCGATCCGGCATCGGACCCTTCGCCTTCGGCTTCGTCGTCGGGTAGCGAGATTTCTTCATCATCAATGTTCTCACGGTCATTCGTATCGGACACTTGGTTCTCCTGCGGCTAACGGTCGCAACTCGAAAGTGACTTACGGCCACCAGTCGAATAGCGCAACCTAAATAAGACGGCCTTAACTTGTCAAGCGGCTTTTACCTCCGGTGCATACTAAGGCGACAAATTATGTTGAAGATGATGAAGGGAGGGCAACGAACTCGACGTCGAACCGGAGTAGGAATAGGCATAGGCTTTTCCTTCTCTCGCTCTATCTGTGTTGGGTAAAATTTGGCTGTGTATTTGTATCCCCACCAGTAGTATTCGTATCTACATGCTGCACTATGGTTAGAATAGACGCTATATTATCTTTCATAACATTAAACGCATCGTCCAAATGCCCTAAATGAACATCTTTTTCAGCGTTAGCCTTTTCTAGCATCTGAATACTAAGCTCATCTTTCAACAAATCGTCTTTGAAAGCTTCTTGTCTACCGTCTAAATGAGCTACTTCCCACGTACCAATAATAATGTTGACGATAAGAGCGCCAATAATTCCCAAATCACCTAGTCTAAAACCTCCATTCAAGGCTTTTTACCAGCTTTCTCTTTACGCTTCTCCGATAGCATGATTGCTATCGCTTGCTTCCTATTCTTCACTTTAGGCCCTTTCTTGGACCCGGAGTGAAGCTTACCAGCTTTCCACTTGTGCATTACCTGACTGGAAGGCATAACACGCTCACGAAGCTGGTTTATGAACAGCAGGCATAAACGCAGAAACCAAAGCGCCTATCCCGCCAACAACAGCAGTAGCTGTCTCAGCAGTATGTGGATTAGAAATCACCGCCGCGAGAACAGGATTTCCTGACATTAGACTGATATATGAACCCACAGAAACTACTGCCGGAAGGATAGCTTGCCAATTAAAGTTCATAGCCTTACTCCAGTTCTTTCAAGATTGCATGCGCGAGCGCCTGTATATCTACCGGGTTTGATGATGCAAGGATACCATGCGCGAGTGCTCGAATAATCGCGATTTCACCTTCCACCAGAGACGATGTAGGAATTGGAGAAGTAGACGGTAGAGGAGGTTCAATAGGACCAGGGACGCGAGGCGTAATAGGTGGTGTAGCAGGATACTGTACATCAACAATAACCAATGGATACCATGCGTTAGCATAGCCCATCGCGGCATTGATTTCTTTCTGGTGGTCCGCCGGATTTTCGTAGTCAGCGACAAAGATAGGGATGAAACTTTGGTACGCCGTTCCGCCCTGAATAGCTGCCCATACAGTTGGGTATGAATTAGCGCACTCCGTTAAAACAAAATCAAGCTGCGTGGTAAGCAAACTCGGATCAAGACCTTTCCCCTTAGCAAAAGAAGCTAGAGCTTCTTGGCGCGGACCATTCCAGCTAGCTATTCCATAAGCTCCGCTAGGATTGAGAACCCCTGGCGTCTCAGTCGATTGGACACCTTGCGAACCAGGATTTAATTTCGACTCGTAGTAAAGACACGAAACAATCCCTACTGACACATCTTTTGTCAGTCCTTTAGAAAGGTAATGTCCTATCGCTTCTTCCGCGACAGCGGGGATTGTCATTGCGCCCTCGGGAATGCACGGGGATCAATCCCCGGCATTTGATCGCGTGAGATAGCGCCGGGGGGCCTTTGACCGCCGCGAGGGGGTTTAACGGCGGCACCCTGACGGGGACCGCCCCCCGGCTGGGCGGCAGGTTGCGGAGCCGCCGCCGTCGCTTGTTGTGCTTGCTGCGCCTGCATCGCTTGCATGTGCGCCATTATGTGAACCCGAACTTTGCCGCCTGGATCACCAGA